TGAACTGATTCGACTGACGCTGGACTTGGACGCCACGGACCTCCCGAACACGCTTGTGGACGAGTGGGTTCGTGATGGAGCTACTCGGGCACAAACTCGCCGCCAGGAATGGCCGTTCTTTCAGTACGACTGGACGTTTACTGGTGTTAGCGGGCAAAGCAACTACACGTTTGCTTCGATTGAAAACGGTGGCGAGCAAATCGCTGAGATTCGCCAAGTTCGTGGACCTTCGTGGGATCTGCGATGGCAAGACATTGCTACCCGTGACCGTTACAGGTCACGAGATAGCGACACTTCAGGCAGCCCTAGCTACTGGTCGGTTTGGAACAACGGCGAGCTAGTGCTTGACCCTGCGCCTGGTAACTCGACGGATACCTTTGTAATTCGTGGTTACAAGAAGCCCAAGGATTGGGTTGCGGCTGTTGATCCTGGCGATCAAGTTTCGGACATGCCTGCAGAGTTCGACAGCCCAATTCTGAACTGGGCGCTCGGCAGGGCCTACGCCCAGCAGGACGAGCCACAGACGGCTCTGTACTACGCTGATCTGGCTGATTTGCGTCTGCAAGAACTAGTCAAGTTCTACGACGACCCTTCGCCTGCTATTAGCGTGACAATGGGCGGCGACTACAACCGCAACATGTATCCGCTGATGGATCCTCGCTTTGCATGGGAGTGATCTGAATGGCCGTTCCCATTAGGCGTTCTGGCCGTGGCCCCAGCGTGAGGCTTGATCCTCAGGTTGATTTCACTGGCGGTTACAACGCTATTGAAGACAGGTTCATGCTGGCTGCTAACGAGTCGCCTGACATGTTGAACGTGGACGTTTCACGCCGTGGTGGCGTGCAACGTCGCAAGTCTGTGTCTGACTGGGGCGACTATCAGCCGTTTGGCAACACCACTCGCCCCGAGAAGCTGTTTGAGCATCGAGATCAGGTCAACAACACGTCGAAGGTTGTTGCGACTGCTGGCGGTGTTGGTTCCACCAACATGGCTTTCAGCATTGGTGCTAGCTGGACCAGCATTACAAACACTGGCGATTGCGAAATCCTCGATCACACCATGATGAATGGCAAGTCGTGGTTTGCTGGGGGCACTGACCTGACTCAATCATGGGGCACTCCGTCGGGCACCCCCGACGCTGCTACTGACGAGATCCCTGACGCTCACGCCTCGTACCAGAATGACTACGCCACTGCTACTGGCGACATCTTTCCTAAGTGCAGGTTTCTCGCTTCGCACGGCGGGTTTATGTGGGCTGCGTACACCGACGAAGGCGTCAACGTGCATCCGACTCGGGTGCGTTTTTCGCATCCTGGCTACGCTGACCGTTGGGCCGAAGACGACTGGATCGACGTTGGCGACGAAGACGGCGACGAAATCGTCAAGATCGCATCGTTCCGTGACCAACTACTGGTGTTCCTAAACCGTTCCGTGTACGCCGTGCTTGGATACAGCCGCCAGAACTTTCAGGTCGTCAAAGTCTCGTCGTCTGTAGGCGCCACAAACGCCAACGGTGTGTGCGTCAACCCTGACGGTGTCTGGTTCTTTTCGCCTGACCGTGGCGTCTACTATTACAACGGCGACGGCGAACCCCGTTGGGCGTTTGAAAAGGTGTACCCGCTTATGGAGCGGGGCGAAGTAGACACTTCCAGCTTGGACGAAGTGTACGTTGCTTCTGTTTTGGGACGCGTGTGGGTGCGTGTGCCCATGGTCGATTACACGTCTCGTTGTTTCGTGCTTGACCCTTCGACTGGGGCTTGGGTTGTGTACGACGTTGACATGCTGGCCAACGTCGAGTTCCAGAACGCCGACTATGAGGTTGTCCATGTGGCGGCTACAGGCACGGAAGTTGCTGACCCCGATGGGCTAACTGCCCCTGTTGCGACTGTGGGGCTTGTGGAGCTTGAAACGAACGCTGCTATTGACACGTTTAACGAAGCAGGCACATCGACCCAAGTTGGGATCTCTTCGTATTTCAAGACTCGCTGGCTAGACAGCGGGTCGCCGTTCTTGCCGAAGCGGTACAAGCGGCCAGAGTTCATCATGGCTGGCCCGTCGGCACATACGGTTCAGGCTGAGGTGTATCTGGACTATTACGATGGCGAACCTCGCAAGACGTTGTTGATTGAGATGGCTGGTACGGGCAGTTCTGACAGTCTTGTGTGGGATGACGATGACGGCGATCCGCCGTATGTCACTGTTGATCACGGTCTTGGTGACGTAGATCACTCCGCTGACAATGCTGGGTCGTTTTGGGCCGCAGCTGACGGCAGCGGTGGCGGAAAGCAGTGGGCGTATGGAACTGCGGCCACGCAGGACGAAGTTGTTCGTGCAGGAAGCATCGGTGGCTCGGGCCGCTCCGTTGCTTTGAAGTTCCGTGGCCCAACCAATGTCCAATGGGAAATTAGAGGCTTCACCCTCAAGTACCTGCCGAAGAAGCCGAGGTCGTAGCAATGACTGCATCAGTACCCAATACGTTCGTCGCTGCGTCCGATGCGGTCGCAGCTGAAGTCAACGCCAACTTTGATTCGCTGGTCGACTACATCAACAACAACGTTGTGTGGACCAGCGGTTCTCAGGCAATTACTGGCACACAGACGATCAACAGTCTGATTGTGTCTAACACGTTGACTGTTAACGGCAACTTGGACGTTGACGCTGACATTACGGGCCAGATCGTTGCCAGCAACGGCACCAGCGTTGTGTTGGACAACGGAACCAACGGTTCCGATGCCACGTTCAAAGGCGACATTCTTAACGCTAGCAGCACGGTCATTGTTGACGTTTCGGCAGCTACGTTCAACGGCAACGCTACGACTTCGTCGTCTACGACTGGTAATGCCGCTACTGCTTCTAAGTGGTTGACTGCTCGCACTTTGACGGTTGACGGTGACATGACGGGCAGCGTCAGCATTGATGGTGACACAAACGTTACGTTGACGCTTGCGGCAGATTTGGAAGCTGCCGACATTCCCGATTTGAACGCCAGCAAGATTGATGCTGGCACGTTCGGCACAGGCAACTACACGTTCCCTAACGATTTGGCTGTGAACGGCTTGTTGAATGTCAGCAGCCAGAAGAAGATCGAGTTTGGCAACGAAAACGATCAGATCAGGTTCGACGACACAGACGACGAGTTTTCGTTCTGGATTGACGGCGTCAAGCAGTTCCAAATTGGTGGCGCCGTAACTGGCAACGACATTGTTACCAAAGCCACAGGAACGTTCAAGTCGTTTGACTCAGGTTCGCAGTTCCCAACTGGCAGCAGCACCGCCGCCCACATGATTACCGCCTATGGCGTGTCTGCTTTGGTCAAGAACTCTTCAGTTGCTGCCGAAAAGGAAAACATTTCAACGGATCTCGGTAGTTATTTGACTGTCGACATGATTGATTCTGTTGTTCCAAAGATGTGGAACCGTATTACTGCTCCTGGGTATCCCGAGATCGGCCCGATTGCTGATGACATGGAAACCATTTCGGAGTTCCTTGCTAGCCATGGCACTGACGCAAACGGCGACCAGATCCTGATGGGTGTTGACCAGACGGCGTGGATGTCGTTGATGACGTTGGCAATCCAAGACTTGCGGGACCGCATGGAAGCTGTCGAGGCAGCATGACATGGCTGAGTGGGCAGCCATCTTTGGCGGCACAGGAGCAGCTCTGGTAACGGGCCTGTTTGCCGTGTTTGCTGCCAAATTTCGGCGGGAGAACACTGACCAGCACGCCGCTAATCTGCGGCGGCTGGATGACATTTCGGAACGGATTGGTGAGGTTCGGGACGACGTTAAGGAAGTCCGTCGTCGTCAAGACGACCACCTAGAATGGCACGTTGAAAATGGGTAACTGGGTAGACCGTCAGTACAACCTGAACTCTGACGAGCCTTCAGTTCAGGTCAACATTTCAGGCGGGCCTGACTATGTTGGCACCTACAGCTCGTCGACCACCTACGACATTGGTGATGTCGTTGCCGACGGCAACGGCAACACGTTCGTGTCTCGCACCAGTTCCAACACGGGCAACGCCCTGCCGTCTGTAGGCGCCTCTAACACGAACTGGCAAACGTTGGCGCAGAAGGGTGCGACTGGCACGCAGGGAGCGACAGGACCGACGGGAGCTACTGGTGCGACAGGACCGCAGGGCGACACGGGTGCTACTGGCCCTACGGGCGCAGCTGCAACCATTGCTGTTGGGACGACGACTTCTGTTAATAACTCTGGAACTGCGAGCGTTACTAACAGCGGCACTTCGGGCGCTGCCGTCTTTGATTTTGTTCTGCGTGATGGCCCCACTGGCCCTACTGGCGCAACTGGCCCCGCTGGCCCGACTGGCCCGCAGGGGCCTCAAGGCGATACTGGCGACACGGGACCAACTGGTCCTCAGGGCGCTCAAGGCCCGCAGGGTGTTCAGGGAGCCACAGGCGCTGCAGGCGCCGATGGCGCTGACGGCGCTGACGGCGCAGCAGCAACAATCGCTGTTGGAACAACTACTTCTGTTGCCAACTCGGGTACTGCGTCGGTTACGAACAGTGGCAGTTCTAGCGCAGCCACGTTCGACTTTGTGTTGCGTGACGGACCGACTGGTCCGCAAGGTGCGACTGGCGCTACAGGTGCTCAAGGACCGCAAGGCGATACTGGGGCTACAGGCGCTACGGGTCCGCAGGGTGCGACAGGCCCCCAAGGCCCTACGGGAGCGACTGGCGCTGCTGGTGCTGATGGTGCGGATGGTGCGGCTGCGACGATTGCGGTCGGCACTACCACTTCTGTTACGAACTCGGGTACGGCGTCTGTTACCAACAGCGGCACCTCCAGTGCCGCCGTGTTCGACTTTGTTCTGAGGGACGGGCCGACTGGTCCTGCTGGCGCGACTGGTGCTACTGGCCCGCAAGGCCCGCAGGGGCCAGCGGGCACGACTGCTGCTGCGGATTTGACTGGTTCGACGTTGGCTTCTGGGGTGACGGCTTCGTCGTTGACCTCGGTCGGCACGTTGACGAGCTTGGACATCAGCGGCGATCTGTCATTTGGTTCCCCTGCTGACGGTTCACGCCAAGTCAGGCTGTACGAGGCTGGCTCTGCGGCTTACGGCATCGGCACAGATCAAAACCGTGTAACGATCTTTGCGGCGAACGGCAGCACTTACACCGAACGCATGGTGATCCGAGGCGACACGGGCAATGTCGGTATCGGCACCACGTCGCCTGCTGGCAACCTTCAGGTTGTTTCTCAGAACCGTGCAGTGACCATCCAAGACTCTGGATACACTAACTACGCTGAGTTGGGCTACACGAATTCGGGGGGCACCAATCCCGCTTTTGGACTTTTGACGGGTTACACCGTCGTTGTGAAGACGGGCACGTCTCGTGCAGGTCTTTCTGACACGGCGATTTTCTATTCTAGCGGCAACGTCAAGTTTCCGACAGGCACTATTGAATCTGACGGCACTTACGCCAACACGACTGGCTCGGGTGCGAACATGCACATTTCATCTGGCGGGTACTTCTACCGCTCAACGGTGTCTTCTATCAAATACAAGACCGATGTTGAAACGATGGAGGATAGCTACGCCGACGCCATCCTTGGCCTGCGACCTGTTTGGTATCGGTCACTTTGTGAACACGACCCAGATTCGTGGGGCTATTGGGGTTTCATCGCTGAAGAAGTTGCAGAAGTTGACCCTCGGCTTGTGCAATACGGCGTGCCTGACGATTACGAATGGCAGTACGACGAAGACGACCAGAAGCTTGAGCCTGACGTAGCAGACCTGACTGAACCCGAGGGCGTGCAGTACGACCGTCTCGTGCCGCATTTGGTCAACTTGCTGAAGCGCCATGAGGCTCGCATTGCTGCGTTAGAGTCGGCATCATGAACGTATCACACGAAGAAGTAATTTCCCTTATGCAGTCTCGGTTCCCGAAGGAGTTTGAGATCTGCGTTTTGGCTATCCAGAACCAGAAATTGCAGCAACAGCTTGAGTTGTCTGCCGCACAACCTGAGGAACCGTCCGAGTAGTGGGACATTCCTGCCATGAAGTAGGAGCTTCACATGGCATATGCACCTGATTATCAAGACATTCTGTCGTCGCAGATGGGCAAGATGGCCCCGTCTGCGACCCAGTACAACCAGGCTAGCACTGGTATTCAGAAGAACCTGATTCAACGCCAGTTTGGGCGTGATCAGGCGTTGCGTGATTACACGCGTGCTCGGGTTGCTGAGCTAGAGTCAGGGTCATGAACGTTACCGCTGAAGAAGTAGTCGCCTTTATGCAGAATCGGTTCCCCAAGGAACTAGAGATCTGCATTTTGGCCATCCAGAACCAGAAGGCGATGCAGCAGATCGCTGAGCTGTCTGCTGTAGACGCCGAAGATACCGCTGATTAGGCGCTAAAACGCTGTCCAGACCCTATTAGGAGGCTCTGATGGCGATTCAATACACTCTTCCTGCTGCTGAGGCGACGGCCTTTGAGGGCCGTCGCTCTGCTACTGATTACGAGTACCAGCAGAATGTGATTCGGAACGCTGCTGCTCAGCGGCGTTTGGGTATGGAGCAGGCTGCGGCTCGTCGTACTCTTGCTCGCCAGTTGGATCGTGCGCGTCAGCAGTTGCCTGGGGCGTATTCGGGTCGTGGGCTTCTACGGTCGGGGATTTACAACCGTGGGATTGGCGATTTTGAGATTGGTCGGTTTCAGGCGCAGGCTACGCAGGACATGGACTTTGGTCGTCGTCGAGATGATTTGTTTAGTCAGCTTTCGTCGTTCGATGTCAATCGGGTTTTGAGTTTGGCGAACATTGATCTGCAGGAGGCGCAGCGTCGTTCTGCGATCGCTGCGATGTTGCAGGGAATTGCCTGATGAGCAACTGGTGGGAAAGTATTAAAGAGGGGGCGGGCGAAGCTTGGACGTTTGTTCAAGACCCTATGTCTAACATGCGCCCAGGCGACCGTCCTGATTGGCTTGAGTCCATTCTTGATATTGAGCTTGGTTTCGAAGGCATGGGTGGCCCGACTATTGAAGAGGTTTTAAACACCACAGACGAAAGCGCAAACACGTTCTTTGGGCTTCGTGAACCGTACCCTGAGGTTTCTCCTGAAGCCCGTGCCGTTTTCGATGGAGAGCAATTCGGGGCTGGCATTATGGCTGCGGGCCTAGTTGAAGGCATCGGCTCAATCGAAGACAATCGCAATCAGGCGATTGCTGACGCTATCGCCAGAGCGCAAGGTCTAGAGGCTTTGAATGACTTGATTCGCCCCGCTACCGAGGGGCGGACTGTAGTCGACACTGCGAAGCTACAGATGCAGCAGAATGCAATTAACCAGACTTTGTCTTTGGGCATGCAGCAGCTGGAAGAGCAGTACCAGATCATGCAGGACGAGCTAGATCGTCGCAACGCTCAGGCTCGGGACGAGATTGATCGCAGCCGTTTGGCTGCAATCGAGTCCATTTCTGGGTTGTCTAAGGATCTGGAAGCTCGGTCTGCTGATGTGCAGAGTTTGATTTCGACTAGCGCTGGCAGGACTGCTGGCAGTATTGCTGCTGGGCAAGAAGAGGCGTTGCGTCGTTTGGGTACGGCGAACGTTACTTCTGGCAACATTCGTAGGACGCTAGAGGAAGAAGGCCAGACGGCTCGGGATTTGGCTGCTGAGTCTTCCGATATTGAAGCTGACTTGAACGCTCGTTTGAGCCAGATTTCTCGGGATGCCTTGGGCCGTCAGAGTGGGCTTGTGGAAACGCAGGCTGCTGGTTCTCGTAGCGAGTTGGACAATTTGGTTGCTTCGATTGTGGCGCAGCGTGCTGCGGATCGTTCTGCTTCTGAGTTCCAGTTGTCTGAGACTGCTCGTCAGCAGTTGTTGGAGCTGGCTTTGAACCCGCCGACGAAGAAGGTCGGCGGGAGCAAGGGGGGCATCTACGCTGACGACGCTGATCTAGTCAGGCTTGCGTTGCGGGCTGGCGTAGGCATTGATGAGATCCGTGTTGGTTTGGCAACGGGCCGTTTGGACGACCTTGTTTCGTTCCGTTCTGGCATGGATGCGGGCGGGCTTACTGCGTCTCGTGAAGCTGCAGAAGATGCGGCTGATGATGCGCTCGTTCGTCAGGTGCTCGGCACTCTCGGGCCAGACGCTGTTGGATCAATTCTTGACGGCGTCATCAAGGGCGATGTTAACCTCAGCTCTGATCTTGCTGAAGACATCATCATGTTGATGCAAGCTCAGGAAGCGGCAGCAGCGGCAGCAGAAACCAACTCGGAGTAAACATGGCTGAAGGAGATAACGAGTTTGATCTTCTCAGCAGCGATGAACCCTTAACCGAGTTCGACAAAGCCATTGCTGAAATCGCCAACAGGTATGGCGTTGACGAAGAACGCGTTCAAAGCATCATTGAAGAAAGCCCGACGCTGTCGACGTTCGACCCTGACGACCCAGGATCGTATGTCGGAGACATTGACTTTGCCGAGATCGCTCAAAAGCAGCGTGACGCTGCCTTTGACATTCCTCCGCCTTCAACGACACTCCCAGAGCTAGGGCAGCCTGGCAGCAGCCCGCTGACGCCTGAGATCACTCAGAACATTGTTGATGCTTGGCTTGGTGATTCCAAGTACGACGGCGACGACGGGTTTGGTTGGGGCGATCTAGTCCAGCCTGCAATGGGCTTGCTGAAGGCTATTGATACGCCTCGTGCAGCTGTCGTTTCAACCCTCAAAGAGATCGGGGATCTTGTTGATCCCGATCAGCAGTTTTCGTTTACTGAGCTGTACACCCAAACCCGAGATGGCATCGGGTTTGGTGACGTTATCCAAGAGTGGGCGCCAGGGTTGGGCGAAGTTGAACTGTTCGGCGTTAAGCCGTTGGACAACATCGCTGGGTTTGTAGGCGACGTAGTTTTCGACCCGTTTACTTGGCTAACTTTGGGCACGTTGCCGTTGGCCAAGCAAGGCACAATGGGTCTGGTCAGGGCAGCTATTCAGGCTGGCGATGCACCGTTGGCTCGACGAGTGTTCAACAGCGGCGCACGAGCCGCTTCTGCCGACGACTTGGCCAGGATCAGCGCTTCTGCTCGTGAACTTGGCACTCTAAAAGCAGGAGAAGCGTTCACGGGCGGTTTGCAGTTCCGTGTTCCTTTCGGGAAGACAGTGGGCCGTCTGACCCCTGGCCCTGCCAAGCCTTTCTACCTGCAGGTGCTGTCGCACGACAACAGGCTGCTACGGCTCACGCCACGGTTTGCTGTTAACACGATTGCCCAGAAGCTTCGCAGAAGCGCTCTGGGCGGCATTCTTGGCGGTGACCGTAAGGTTTTGAAGCAGCTGTTGCGCGATCCTTCTACGAGCGACAAGTTGTGGGTCGATGCGTTCCATGCGATGGACGCAACGAACATTGCCCGAGGCGTTGCCCGTAACCTTCAGAACACTCTGGAAAAGCAGTGGGCCAATCTGTCTCGCAAGCTGCTGGATCAGAACATCAGCGGCAAGCAGGCTTACGACGCTTTGGGCGCCGACGCCCCTCCTGCAGGTTTCCCAGAAGACTTGTGGAACGAACTCAGAGACTTTACTGAGTCTGTTCGTTTGGAAGCTAACAAGGCAGTCCACATCAACAAGTTTGATGTAGACGCCGAAGTTCCAGAGTGGATTCGGTTCCGTGAGGGTTGGCAGCCTTCTATTGCTTCTTCAGAGATTTCTGTGTGGCACGGCAAGGCCCGAACGAACTACTCGAAAGATCAGACGTACCTTGAGACGTTTGAGAAGCGCGCCAAGATTGTTCCAGGCGAAGACTTTATGGGTCTGACTCTGGTCAAGCAGAGCGAGCATTCGAAGGGCTTGACGCCTCGTGAGCAGGCTTTCCAGCATCTTGAAGATGTGATGGCTGAGCAGGGCGAACAGGTCTACAAGTGGTTCGATGAAGACTTGTTTAGTGCGATGCCTCAGCACATCAACATTCTTTCTCGACGGGTAGAAGGCAAGTTTGCTGAGAACTACCTGCGTGAAATGGGCGTTGTTCTGGAGCGCGAGGTTCGTGACGAAGCTGCGTATGCGGCCAGTAAAGCTGCACGAAACATTGAGCGTCGCTTGCAGGATCTGCATGCGATGAACGCTAAGCAGGAAGCGGTGCGAGACGCTGCGGTTAAGGCAGCTGATGATGCCGACGCCGCAGCCAAGAAGGCTGCGGCTGAGGCTGAAGAAGCTAGGCGTGTGCAGGCAGAGCTGTGGGATGTCAAGCTGGAGGCAACCCCAGGGCAGCCGTTCAGGGACGCTGGCGATTACTACCTTGAGGCTGCTACACAGGCTCGGCAGGCGTTGGATGCTTTGAAGCAGCGCACTGACGATGCTTTGGACCGCATCAGGATGGCTGCTCGGGAATCCGAAACTGCTGCCCGACGGTACGAACTTAATTATGAACGCATCAAGGAGGGCTTGGCCGAGTTGGGCCGTCGCCGCAATCTTCTTTACAGGGAGATTGAGCAGATTGGTTCTGCCGTTGATGACGGTTTGGAAGTAGCGCCTGAGTTCTTGGAGCGGATTGACGTTATCAACGCCGAGATTCGTCAGTTGAACGACGTGATTGCTCAGGCTGAAGCCGATTACTTCTTGGCTGTGGGCGACGTTGCTACTCAGCAGGCGTTGCGAGATCAGGCTGAAAATCTGGTGAGGAATGGTGTTGCGGCTTCGGCAAGGGCTGCTCGGGCTTCTCGGTTGTTGGAGCAGATTTATCGGCTGGCTCCTGAAGAGGAGGCTGTGTTCCTAGATGCTTTGAACCGTGAGTTGTTGCCTTTGCTGGAGAACTTGCCGAATGTCCCGAAGCGGGCGATTGGCAGGACAGAAGCTCGTGCCGTGCGCGACAAGGTTCTTGGCGTGAAGCGTAGTTTGGACGAGATTGTTCAGGCTCAGAAGAAGGTTGTGGCTACGGCTGACGAGGCGATGCAGTCGCCTCTTCGTGCTCGCATTGTTGATGCTCAGGCTAAGCGTGACGAGTTGCAGCAAGAGCTTGACGAAATCGTTGAGTTGCTTGACGACGAGTTCCCGCCTGAGTTTCGGGAAGAAATCAAGTTGGCGATTGAGCGTTTCGCTGCGAGCAGCAAGGGCTATTTGACTTACGGCGACAACCAAATGATTTGGTTCCACGGGACAGGCGCGAACCGTGAAGCTATTGATCTGAACTACAAGCCGCAGCCAGGCGAGAGAAACGTACACGAAATCGACGTTTATCTGGGCATGCACCTTGCTCAGAACGTTCAGTATTCAACTGGGTTTTCTGATCACGATCCTGCCAGGCTTGTCGGGTTTATGGTGCGTTCAGACAACCCTGCGGTGTTTGGCGGCACGCTTGAAGACATCCATTTGGGTAGGCCAGTTCCTGACAGTCAGGCGTGGAACGAAAGAACTCGGGGTTCTGGTTTAGCTTTGCTGCATGGCGAAGTGCTTGATTCTGCTTTCAGGAACGGGCATTACGGGTTGGAAGATTTGCGGGCGGTCGGCATTCCGTATGCCGACGAGATTTGGCAGTTGATGACTGGCAAGTTGCCTGACGGCACGATTGTGGGTCGACCTAAGTCGTATCTTGAGGCAGCGTTTGAGTTTGCTGGGCCTGCTAGCCGTGATGCTCATTACAAGTTTGTAGATGACTTGTTTGATCAGGTAGGTGATACTCGGGTTCTCGGTGTTTTGTCCGACTTGCTCGATGATACTGACATCAGTGGTTCCCGAGAACTGATAGTCAGTGTTCTTAGGGGTCGTGCGCAAGAAGGCAACGACATTGTTCGGACTATCAATGCCGAAAACTTTACCAACAGGGTTTACGCCAGCAGGGGCTTCCGAGTCGGCACAGGGCTTGATGACGATCAGTTCATGAGAGTTATCGGCCTAATTCGTGACGGCATCGAAGACGGAATTAGGTACAACGACTCCATCCCTGTGGAAGCCTTCATTAGCAACGAAAAAGCAATTCTGGACAATGCTGGCGGCTTCTTTGACGACTTTGTTCACCCGCTGACCAGCACTTGGTTCCGCAACGATTTGCCTGATGCACAGATGGACGTGTTGCAGTCTCGCATCGCTGCTGATTTCGTTGCTGAGTTGCGTGCCCAAGGGCACGACTCGATCCTGTACACGATTCGCCACGACAAAGGAACTTGGGCCGTAATCCCGTTGTCTCCTGCTCAACTGGAAGTGCCTACATCTGAAAGCGTGGTCAAGTCTTCTATCGACAAGGCTACTGTTGAGCAGTCAAGGCGTCGATCGTTCTTTGACTTCTCTGGCCTTGAAGAAGCAGAGGCGGCCTATCAGCAACGCATCCCCCGACCAGACACTTACGAAGTCTTTCAAGGCGACGTTACTGACATGGAGGCGTTTGTTACGCCTAGCCTTCGTGATGTTGTAAACAAGATGCGGCTAGTAGCTCAGCAGTTCCACGATGCAGACACTGTGGTCCCTAGCAACATCGGCACTCTGCAAGACCGTTTGATTGCTGCTGTTGACGAGTTCGATTACATGGTTGATCGAATTAAAGACCTGAACGTTCATTCCACCACTGAAGTTACGCCTGAGCTAGTGAAATCCATGAATCAATGGCGAGGCCGTGCAGGTCAGCTGTTGGGTGCTTGGCGACGTGCGTACAACAACCAGCTAAAGGCCATGGGTCTAGACCCTGACGTTGATCTTGCTGACTTTGCTGATGAAATCAGCAACGAGTTTGACGTGCTCGCAGACATGGCTGAAGCCATTCAGAAGCAAGAACTATTGTTGAGCGACACTTTCGAGTTCACTCAACAAATCAACAGAGCATTGAAGACTGCATCAGAGTTCAGAGCTAAGCAGGTGAAAATTGTTTCTGAATCTGAATTTGTGCGAACAATCGACACCTTCCTTGAAGGCGCCCGCATGCGTCGTTGGGAGTTGATGAGCGACAAAGTTGAAGAGGTTGAAGCTCTGGGCGATGTGGGTCGCAACATGCAGGGCGACCTGCAGCAAGCTCGTGCCCAAGCCATTGCGAACCGCAACAAGGTTCGGCAGTTGGAACGCGATCTGGAATCGACACGTCGCGCCGCTGACGATGAAGCGTTCCCGTTGCAGCAAGAAGAGTTGGCCCTGCGTAACAGGGCCGACGAGATCTATCGGGCTGCTGATCGGCTCGATGCTCAGATTGACGCTGACGTGGCTCGGACCTTTGCTGCAGAGCAAGAAGCTGCTTCTGTAGCGGAGTCGTTGCGTCTACAGGCGCAGGCTGAGCAGGCTACTGCTGACCTTCTTCGCAGGGCTACTAGGTCAGAAATTGATGTGCTTCAAGACAAGTTCAACAGCATGGAAATTCCTGAGCGTTTGACCATGCTTACGAAGGTGCTGGACGGGCATGTGCCGATTGGTTCTACGGGCCAGGTTCCTGAAGAGATCGCTGTTGGGTTGTCTCAGATCAACGAGATCATGGGGGCGCGAGGCAAGAACAACTTCTTGAGGACGTGGGACAGGATCACTGACTTGTTCAAGTCGTGGGCTATCGCTTCGATTGGTTTCCACAGCCGCAACTTTATGGGCGGCGTTTTCAACAATGCTTTGGCTGGCGTCGATCTCGACAGCTACAGGCGTTTCCATGTGCTGTTTGGGCCTGTCAGGGATTCGATGGCAAAGGGTGAAGGCATCAAGGAACAGATCTTGGCTTTGCGTGCCAGCCCTGCTGCTAAGCGTGCGTCTCGCACTGAAGAGGGCCAGCGCGCTGTAGAAGCCATGGAAGAGATGATTCGTTACGGCGTGTTGTCTGGCGGTCAGACTACGGAGCTTCAGGACATTGCTCGTATCCGCAATGGCAGGGGGCTGGATGCAGTCAACCCGTTCAACCCGAACAACGCAGCAACGTCGGCTTTGAGGAAGCCGACGACGACAGTTGAGAACTATCTTCGTGGCACGTTGGCGATGGACCGTTTGATGAACGGTTCTAACATTTCGGCTGCTGTCAGCGACGTGTACAAGTATCACTTCGATTACGCCGACTTGTCGGCGTTTGAACGTGGCTTTCTTCGCCGTGTGATTCCGTTCTACACATGGACTCGCAAGAACTTGCCGTTGCAGCTTGAGATGATGTTGACGAACCCGAAGATCTACAACCGTACTGCTTCGTTGAAGCGGGAGATCGAGCGGGACGCTGAGACGGAAGATTACATCCCGAAGTTCATTGAGGAACGGTTCCATATTCAGTTGCCGTTCAGCATTGGCGGCGACAGTGTCTTCATGGTGCCTGACTTGCCGTTCACGGAGATCGACACGACGTTTAATCCTCGCACGATCTTGACGATGACTTCACCTCAGGTGAAGGTGCCGTTTGAGTATCTGGCTGACTACGACACGTTCTTCCAGTCCAGCTACAACGGACGACGAGAAGTCGTCCCGAACGCTTGGCGGGTTGCGCTTGGCCCGTTTGTTGAGCCTTTGACTAAGGCAGGAATCTTTGAACGGGACGACAACGGGGCGTTGACTGCCGAGTCGTCGTGGATGCGTTGGACCGAGTCGTTCTTGCCTGTGGCTGGCACGGCACGGCGGCTGGTTCCGACTGCTGAAGACCCGAAGACTGAAGAGCGCTATCTGCAGAACATTGTGAACTGGATTAGTCCGATTGCGTTCCGTCGGGTCACTGAACGTGATCGGGAAGCTGAACAGCTTCGCCGTCAGAACCCGAACTTCTTTAGCTGAAAGGCAACCATGTCCAAGATTCGTACTGAACCTGTGTTGATCGCCAACCTGATTGTGGCTGTAGCCGCCATCATCGGGCTGGATCTTGACGGTGGCGAGTTGGCTGCCGCTATCGGCACGCTGGCTGCCACGACTGTGGCGGTGCGGCGGGCTGTCAGTCCTGTCTAAACACAACAAGGGGAGTTGTCATGGGAGTCAAGAAAGACGTTACTTCGTCGTCTCTGTTTTTTTCGCAGGGCACGTTGGCGTGTGCTGTGGCGCACAACCTGAACGATCTGCAGGCCGTGTTTGATCCTGCTGTTCTGCAGGAAGCTAGCAAGACGGGTGTGGTGTTGGCTGTGATGCTGTTGGGCGGGCAGAAGGTTCTGCCTCAGCCCCAGTCGCAGCCGCCGTCGTAGTCGATTTCCCACACCCAGTCGTCGTTGCGCAGGTAGAAGATGTCTTGGATCTCTTCGGGGGTCAGGTCGAAGTCAATCTCGTGACGTTCAGCTAGTTCAGGGTTTTCGATCAGGTAGCGGGCCAGCGGTGCTGCCGCTGGCCGCATCATCTCTTCGATTGTTTGAGCGATCTGCATGATCGCGATCATGCCCATCGGGCACGGGTGGTCGTCTAGGTGACGCAGGTGCATCCGTAGCGCTGCGATCCATGACGGTGGCCAGCGCATGACTGTGACGCAGTATCCGTCTTCGGTGATGTAGGCGCCCGACATGTCTGTGGGTACGACGGGCTGAGGGTCGGCGGGGGTGTTGCAGATGTCGACACCCATCTGGTGCAGCATCTCCAGCCATTCCTCAGTCTCGTCGTTTTTGCTCACGTCGCCTCGTGTTCCTCAACGTATTCGAACAGGTCTTGCATGTTGTCGTCATCGAAGATGAGCCAGTCGCCTTCGATGGTGTGGACGAGCCAGTCGGTCGGTTCGATCTCAAACGGGTTGTTGAAGATGAACAGGGTCGCTGTGTTATTGCGGACTTCGTCTTGTTCGTAGTCGGGTGGCAGTTCGTCTTCTAGCACCCAGTCCTGTAGGCGTTGTGCGCCGTACACGGTTCCGTCGTATTGGACGGCTGCGGCTGTGGTGCCGAGGCCGTCGAAGTATCCCATGGCTGATGTCATTCGGTTTCCTTTACTGTGTGTCGTTCTAGGTATTCCGCTACTTCGGGCACATCTTCTAGCACCTCTCGGAGCTTGTCCAAACCTCGTGCGACTGTCAGGTAGCAGGTGCTGCGTGGCAGTTTCATGCGGCGTGCGACGGACTCGTAGGTGTCTTGCCCGAGAACGATCGACACGAGAGCTTCGGCCTCTCGTGCCGTCAATGTCTCCTCTATGGCGTCTAGGAGCGCCTCTCGTAGCTCGTGGAGCTTCTCGGCTGTGTACCCACCCAGCGGGGCGTGGGGGGCCTGCATGAGCTTCTCAGTGGCTGTGAGGACACGTTCGTCGTATCCTAGCACATCGATCAGGTCTGACGAGATCTCCCGAGGGCCACGCCAACGGCGGACGCCGTCGGCGTCCTGCTTCGAATCCCGCATGAACGGGCGCTTGGGTTCCGCTGGTAGTCCCTCGGCCACGAGTATCCGCTCCCATTTCTCCTGCAGCGCAGCACGATCCTCAACGGAAGGTCGGGGGCGTCTACGCCTCGGTTGTGATTGACCCATGGGTTTCGCCTAGCTCTGCCAGAAGGTCGGCAGGGAAAGCCCAGTATGGCTTGGGAGGGTCGTCGTTGAATTGATCCTTCTGGATCCGCTTGTCTTTGTGTGCCACCGACTGGTGGAGTTTGTCGAACGGCACGACGATGCAGCGTTCGTTGTGTTGGTCGTAGAAGAACAGTTCGACGGGATGCATCTTGTGCCATCGCATCAGCGATGCCCAGTCGGCAATCTTGATCTTGCCGAGCTGGTCCCGCCCGAACCCTTTGCACTCTACGAGGCTGGCACTGGTGAGAAAGTCAGGGGTGTGGCGGATGAACTCGGGCAGCATCGACATGCGCAGAGGCGGTCGGTCTAGGCCGTATCGCACCCACCCTCGGTCGTTGCTGTCGAGCCAGGCCACGCACTGCGCTTCGGCAGCGTCCCCCATGGCCGTGTACCTGTTGCTCCACGACTGGTCCCTGAATGCCCCCATCAGTCCAATTTCTTCCTTAGATACATCCAGCCGCCGTCAATAGTGAACGGCTCGTAGCCTTCTTCGATGATTGGCCGCCAACGGTTCTGCATGTCGAACTGGGCGCGCTTCACGTCCCACACAGGCTCACGCTTGGGCGGCGGTGGCGTAGGCGCCACCGCTTTCTTCGTCGCCTTCTTCGCAGCCTTCTTGGTCGGCTTCTTCGGTTCCATTACCACTTCACCTTGTCTGCCCAGTACGCCGCAGACATCTTCCCCTTGGAGATGTTCTTGCCGTGGCGGGCCTTGAACGACTTGCGTCGTGCCTTCTCGGACTTGGACGACGGGTTCTTGCCCGCACCCTTCACACCCTGCTGCCCAAACCGAATCGTCTTGATCTGATCGCCTTCCTTGGCGACTACGATGTGTGACTTCTTCGGATGGTTGGGGGTGCGCTTCGGCTTGTTGTAGCCAGACACACCCGCACGTTCCAGCCGTGGATCCTTCTTCTTCTTCTCGGCCATTACCGCTTTTTTCCCTTGTGCAGGCCATGCTTCGCATGCTGCTTGCCTTGCTTCGTTGCTTCGCGCTTCTTCCTGTTGGCAGCAGCCAGCTTCTTGCGGCCTGCTTCCGTTGACTTCAACTTCTTGACCTGAGCCGCAGGCATGTACGCCTCGCCCGTGGCTTTGCGTCCCTGCGTGGACGGCTTGCCAGAAGCGGTACGCCACTTCTGCTTCGTCCACTTGTCGAGAGACTTCTGCGACTTTGCCTTAGCCATCAGTTTCTGTACCCTCCACCCGCAGCTTGGTAACGCTTAGCCAACAACTGTGCCTTACGCGCAGACCACTGACCAGGCTTGCCGCCCTTACCTCCAGCCTTAATCTCCTCAAACATGCGCTTCCGCATCGCAGGCTTCGTGTAGTTCCCTGCCTCGTTCACACGAGACTTGGACTTAGACGCCCGCTTCGCTGGCTTCTTCGCTGGCATTCTCGGCTCCTTCCAGATCTACAGGTTCGTCGGCAATCCACTCGCCGTCAAGCATCCGCTGTGCGACGGCAGGGCTGATGCCTGCCCGTCGCATCACGTCCGCCATGATTCCGTTCAGTACACGCTGTGTCATTGGCAACTCTCACATGTCTCGGGGTTCTCAAGGTCACAGGCAACGACGATCTCTTCGTCTGCGTCGTCGCCCCAGTCAATGTCGATGGCGTCGTCGAACTGCTCAGCCATATCGCCCAGCACTTCCATCAGGCGCCGAGGATGCGGCGATACTTCGCTCATCGCTTCTTCGTGGCCTTCTTCGTGGCCTTCTTGGCAGCCTTCTTCGCAGCAGCCTTGCCAGCCTGGGTGTACGGGTACTTTCTACCGCCGACATTCGGCATGTCTTCCTCCTGGGTTTTCCACAGGTGCCCTGTGGTTGTGGACAATAACACCGAGATCTGTTTGTCATCGACATACGCAATCCCGTTCAACGCATCTAGGACGGCTTTCAGATAATTGTCAATGTCGCCCCGCATCAGGGATGGCAGGTCTGTAGGCGCCACCTCTACCCACATGCCGTGTTTGTCGAAATCGACAGACACCAACACGGGGCCTTCCAGTGGTTTGCGTCTACCGAACTTCTTCTTCCACAGGGCTGCGATCTCGGCCTCGTGTTGCAGCGTGGCTGTGGGTGTGAACACTCGCCCACGGCGCCCAAGCCGAGGGCGTTGCTTCACCTTCGGCTTGAGCTGCATGTACATGCGCATGGGCTTGCGTTGGGTCATTGCCAGTCGACCCCTTTGGCTTCTAGCTGTTTGATGATGCGGCGTTGCCTGCCTGACTTGCCGCCCCAGATCCCCATCCACTCGTTGTTGTCGAGAGCAAACCGCAGGCATTCGTCTTTGACGGTGCAGGGGGCACACAGCTTCTCTGCTTGTTTCTGTGCAGAGCCGCCCCGTTCGGGGAAGAAGTAGTCGGGGTTGATGCGGGCGATGCGGCAGTGGGCCTGTTCAACCCAGTCCTGAGCTGCGTTGGTCAGGTGTTCAGCCATCGAGATCCTTTGACACGACGAGGAAGTACACGACGGCTACCAGCCACAACAGGACCATGAACGTGAGGCACTCAAGCATCGCTGCCGTCCGCCAACGCTGAGGGGTAGCCGCAGGCTGCGTAGCCTGCGATGTCGACCCAGTGGTCCCTGAGGGCTGGCGAGGTCTTCATGCGTGCCACCTTCACCAGCATCATCATCACGGCCACGTCTGCCCGTGTGAACGGGCTGCGCATGTACGCAGACCACAGGCTGGCGATGTCGTCGAAGTTGTCTTCGGGGTCGCCGTAGTCTTTGTTGCGGTCGCTGCAGACAGCTTCTTCTGCTTCCAGCAGCACAGCCCGTCGGTTCTGTTCTCTAGGCCGATCTGCAGGGTCAATGTTGATCATGGGTTGCCTTTCTATGACACAGCCCCAGATGCTTTGGCCAGCATCCTGTCGAGCTGTGGTCGTCCTCTGTCTGCACGATGATCCCACTTGGGTGCGTGCTGGTCATGCGCCTCGTACAGAAACTCCTGTGCTTCAGACAGGGACAGGTCACACTTGGTGAGTTCACGGCTGAATGCCCACAGCCATTCTGAACGGTCGTCCTGCCGTCCGCAGCCGTGGGTGTACATGTGCCAGGCCAGGCCAGACATGCGTCGCCGTGCCGACTTGGCACGGCTCACGCTGCCGCTGCCGAAACTCTTGGCGGTGACCAGCTGTGGTGCTTTGTACAGGGCAGCCAACGGCTCCAACGTGGGGGCGTCTACAGCTGAGGCGTGTGCGGCTGTGACGAACTCGTCGAGGGTGTGGTCGACGACCATGCGGCGGTGCTCGTCTGCTCCTGGGTTGTCGCCTGGGTACGGCAGTCTGACGTAGTTGCCGACTGCGCCGTCTGCCAGGGTCGACTGCTTCGGGTTGATCTCACGGGTAGGTGCCTGTGCGATCTGTGCAGCAGCGAGCAGGGCGTGACGCATGAGTTGTGCGGGCACCCAGTCTTGGGCGAACACCCAGACGTGGTAGCCCTTGGAGCGTGAGCGTTCGATCCAGCCTGTGACACCGAACTTGCGGAGCACAGTGACGATGTTGCTGGCGTGGATCAGCGACGCTTCTTCGCCTTCGTCTACGTCGATGCAGCCCCAGTGGACGACGAACCCTTCGGGGGTTTGCACCATCGGGTACACGCCTGCCTGCGGCCCGCCGTCTAGGTGTTGCTGCATCTGTGTGACCCACCAGGCCATGTGGTCGGCGGTGGTCTTGTGGGGGCTGCGGTCGCAGCCGCCTTCTTCTGTGCCGATGACGGCAGGGTTCCCTTGGAACAGGGTGATGAATGTGTCGGTCATGTCCCCCCTAGAACATGGGTCGGTCGGCACCTTCGGCTGCGGGCTGGGCAGCTGCCACTTCGTCCTTCAGGGCTTGCAGGGCTGCAGCGTTGTGCTCGGCTCGTGATTGTGTGGGGCCTGCGCCGTCATCGGGACGGACGTAACGGTCGCCTTCCTGCATGGGCCTGATGGCGCCTGTCTCTGCGGCGATGTGCAGGTCGACGTAGCCCGTCTTCGACGGTGGCCGTTTGTTCTTGACGACACCGACGGTGATGCTGTTCTGCTCTGCTTCGCGCTCGTAGGCGTCCAGCGTCTCGTCTTGGCACTTGCGGAACACTTCGACCACATAGGTCGCTTCGTTCTCTCCGCCGTACCGCATGCCGTCCATGCCTTTGGCTTGGCCTCGTTCGCCACGCTTGCCTTGATGCAGGCAGACGACGGGGCGTTTGGTGCCTTTGGCAAACCGCTTGAGTTCCTGCACTTTCCATGTGACGCCGTCGTGGTCGGCGTCACCAGGGATCAGTTCCAGATAGTCGATGAAGATGCCCTGTGTAGGCGCCTCCCAGTACGCCTCGCATTCCATGACAGCCTTGCGCATGTCATCGAAGTCGAGTCCGTCGTCGATGACGACGAGGTTCGGGAAGTCGTCGGCGGCGACGGTCCTGAGCAGTTCGACCATGTCGTTGTCGCCAGCTTTCAGGGCCTGTTCGACATGCTCGGGGTTCAGCCCTCGCATGATGGCGGCGAGCTTCATCAGCACTAGCTCGGCCATCTCGTCGGGTGTGAACAGGATGAAGCGGCCGTGGGCGTTGTTGCAGATGGCCTGCATGACCAGCTGTGTCTTGCCGCTGTGTGCTCGTCCTGTGACGAAGCACAGGTCGCCGTTGCCGACGCCTCGCATCATCAGGTCCAAGTCTCGGATGCCCCACATCAACCGTCCTTCGGTGTTCTGTAGGGCGTCGACCAGCGGGTCTACCGCTGAGTTGAGATGACGGACGAACCTCCACTCGGGGACAGACGCAGGTTCGTCTACGTCTGTCCCCGTGCCATGGGAGGTGGTCTGTGCCGCTTCGATTGCGGCGTCGATTGAGTCGTCATCCAACAGTCGTGGCAAAGCCATTGTGCCTCCCAGGCAGGTTGGTTGGGGCAGGGAGCGCCGAAGGGGGGTGTGGTCGCCCCCTGCCCCAGATCATGGACGGCTTACAGCCAGACCGCCAGACCCGATTCCTTGTGCTTCAGGTCGGGACTGTTCGGCTTGTACTCGCCAGCCGCCTTCTTCGGGCGGTTGTCCCAGAACTCCTCGGGAGCCGCCTGATAGCGGGCGGTGCCCCACGCCTTGTTCGCAGCCTTCTCGGCCTTGTCACGCGTGTCGGCGGGGTGCGGCGGCATCGGTGACACAGCCGCTGCGGGAGCAGCGGCAGGAGCGGGGGCGGCGACGTTCTGTGCGCCAGGGAACTCCTGATGAACCAGATCTTCGAAGTCGGGTTCGTAGTCGGGAACAGCCTGCACGACGGGGGCCACGGCTCCCGTCTCGGCAGCGATCCGCCACACGACGGAGTCGATGTAGGCGGCGGCCTCGGCCAACGCCTTGTCTGTCTTGCCAGCGACGATCATGTCGATCGCTCCCTTGACCGCCACCTGTGCGACGATCAGCTGGTCCTTCGGGCTGAAGTCAGCCTTGCTCATGTTGCCCTCCTGTGGGCCTGTATGTGGGGGTGCTCTGTTTTGCCCCCCAACTGGTTTCCCAATGTAGCCGCTGCTTTACGCAACGGTCCAATCATCGGATGTGTTGGCCCTTGCAGGTGCCCCATGCGGGGCACCACTTCTGACTGCACAAAGCGTGCTGGTCGTTCTTGGGCCAAGGCACGTCGACACTCATTCCCTCGCGCATGGCTACGAAGCTGCGCAGCTGCTCTAGCAGCCACGCAGCATGGCCGTGTGTGCGGGTGGTGTCGAACGTGTCTGCGATTGGTTCAGGCGTCTTGGTGACGACTGCGAACGTGAATGGGATCTCCCATTCATCTCCGCCCCAGAACAGCTCTAGGGCTTTGGCTTCGCCGTGGGCGTCTACAAGATCCTGTAGGCGTGCGGCTGTGGCGTAGAAGGTGGGCTGGACGTACCAGCGGTCGATCTCCCAGCCGACGTAGCGGTCAAGACGGGCAGCGGTCTTCCAGTCCCACAGGCGCCCGTGTATGTCGCGCGCGTCCCATGTGCCCGACAGGCGGATGGATCCGTCTGGTGCCAGTGGCACGTCGAACTGTCGTTCGATCTCGGATGGGTCGACTGGCGGGACATGCGGGACGACGCTCACGCTGAGTCGCCCCGCACATCCTTCCAGCTTGCTTCGCAAGGTGTCATCGCCCTTGATCTGGACACGCTGAAAGTCACCAGCTTCCAGCCGTGTGTCTAGCCAGGCCATGGCATCGTGCAAAGCTTCCCCATGGCTCAGACCGTGTAGGCGCCCCTCCATGTACTCGTGTACCGCTGTGCCCAGCACGGTTGCGTCTGAGTCTGGGGAGTCCCAGGCGGGGTCAAACGCTGAACGTCGACCCCGCTCTGGGCACATCAGGAAGTCCTTGGCCCACGACTGGCGGAAGGTGTGGGCCGACTTCATGTCACACGCGCTTTCCACGGGCCAACCGTGTGCGCTCCGTGTTCGCAGCGGCTTCGCCGCCGTTGCGATGCAGGTACTGGTAGAAGGCCCATGTCGTTCCATCGTAACCGAGGGTTACGAGATGGTCATACACTGCCTTCTTCGTGAGGTGAGGGTTCTGCTGCCAGACGGCTGCGCCGTACTTGCAGTACATCTTGCGCACCTGTGAGATGCTGAGTCCTCGGGTCGTGTAGGTCGACTCGTCGTCGTCCCGAACCTGCAGGTTGAACAGCAGTTCTTGCATGGCGTCGTAGCGGTCGACCCCTTCGGGCCATTCGAAGAACTTGTCCATCACAGACACGAGGTCGTGCATGCGAACCTGTGACTCCAGATAGTCGAGCAGCGGTAGCTCTTCGGGCACCCTGTACACGCCGTGCGTGATCGTCACAGGATCTGCGATGGTCACGTCGTCAAGGTCTGTGCGGGCACCGCCAGCCAGTTCGTCGGCCAACGGAACGTTGTCCATGTAGCCCATCACTTGCCTCCCGTTGCCCAGTGCATGTCGTCGGCGTGGGCACGCGCTCGTGACCACGCATGCTCGCCTGTGAACTTCACGAGGGGCTTGCCTGTGGGCGAGTAGATCACCCGTGCCACGAGGTTCTCGTCGTCGACTTCTACTTCGTAGTTGCCGATGTTGTAGTCAGGAACGAACATCACTCCTCCTCTTCCCAAGCCTTCTCGGCTTGCAGGTGGCGCAGGCCACGCAACAGCTGTGTAGCGCCTACGCCGTACACGTTGGTCGCTCGGTCTTGGCGCGCCTTGCGGCGTGCTCGTTCTGCAGGAGTTTCACTCATCACTTGCTCCAATCTCTGTAGTCCTCAGGGAGGACGGGTGGTTGTTGTAGTTGGTCTTCGTCTGTGTGCAGGTGGCCTTTCAGGCCACCGTTGTACAGGTTCGGTTGCATCTGCCGCCAGAACTCTTCGGCGTCGGCACGACGCTGCTTGTCTCGTTCAAACCACTTGGCCAGCAGCAGAGTGCCGATGGCCGAAAGGCCAAAGATGATGGCGTAAAACGTGGCTATGTAGGAGTCCATGTTGCCTCCGTGTGTCTGTGGATGTCCTTGTTGACATCAACCAACCCGCCGCCCCGAAGGGGCGACGGGCTGGGTGTCGCCTACAAGCTAGTTGTCGATCGTGAGATCTCGTGTGTGCATCAGCGACTTCGGTGCTGGCTGCACGGCCACGCTTGTGAGCCACCACTTCGCATAGTCGGCTGGACGGTACGTCTCCAGCATCTCTTCAGCGATGTCGGTGAGAGTATCGAGATACTCTTCTTTGTTCTCTGGCAAGCCACCTTGCAGGTGGACATTGACTACTAGACGCATGTGCGTCTCCCTTCTGTGTGAATGAATGTGGGGGACCGTAGCCCCCCACATCCACACTCGTCACACGCTCTGCAAGATCCCTGCGGCCTTGTTGGTGAGTGGGAACCGTGCGTTGGCCCATGCCTTGGCCTGAGCCGTTTGCTTGGCACGACGAGTCGTGTCCTTGCCGTGGCCCTGATGCCACAGTTCGAACTCGTTGATCGTCTGCAGGAAGTGCCAGGCGGTTTCCTGACCCCCGATGGTCGGGCCATCGAAGATGTTGCGGAGCGTCTGGCGACGGTTGTGCCAGTTGTGACGGACACGGTCCGATGCGTCAGCATCGGGGCGGGGGAACAGCTGCTCCAGCACTTCGTCACCGAAGGTGACGCGGCTGACGTGCTTGTTCATCAGCGAAGCTGCCCAGGCATCGAACTCGTCGAAGCCGTTGTACGTCTCAACGAGAGCCAGCTTGGCCTCGGCCAAACGGTCGTAGGCGCCGCTGCGGTGCTGGATGCTGTGGAACAGCTCACCGCCGCTCTGAGCGATCCGAAGGGTGTTCTCACACACCACTCGGATGTTGACGCCTTCGATGCGGAACGCACCGCTGCCGTGCCAGGTCGACACGAGCAGCCAGCGATGCATGGCTTCGTCGGTGCCGTCGAAGCGGGGCGACTCGCCCAGATCCGACAGCATCCAGACGAACTTGCCGTCCCACATCTGACCGCACGTCTGGACGTTCAGGCCCAGCGTGTCTGTGATGTCGGCCAACTCTTCGTTCTGCAGCACTTCGTACTTCGGTGAGACGACGGACAGGTTGCGTCCGTTGGAATCCTGCAGGGCGACGTTGCCTTCCACCAGCTTGAAGGTGTCCTCCAGCTTGGGGGCGAACGGGTCTGTCACCGTGTACAGCGGCACCTTGCTGACGGACCAGTCGATACCGCCAAGCTCAAGGGCTCGCTGGCCATCGACGAACTCGTCGATGATTGTGCCGATGCCGTGCCACGGCGTAGTGCCGCTGTTCGACATCATGGTTTCGGGAATGGCTCCCATATCTGTGACCTCCTGGGTCGGGTTGTGTGTGTGAAGTCCGAGGACTTCGCCCATGCCACAAAGGTACATGACCCCTGTGACATGGACGCTGCCATCAGCGCATGCCCTCCGTCGAGGCAATCTCGACGGGCTGACCGAAGACGAGCTGATCTGCGATCAGCCGCATCAGCAGGTCACGGACGGGCGGCGTGTCGATGATCTCCGACAGCACCTTCGGTGTCATCAGTGCTCGGAGAGCCATGGCGACATCGCGATCACCGAGCAGCTTCATGAAGTCGGAGACTTCGGTCGACGTGTCGGCTTCGGCCTTGCGAGCGTTGACTGCGTCAACGATGGTGTCAAGGTTGCTGCCGTCGAAGTAGTCGGTGATGTCGAAGTTGTACCGAAGGTACTCGGCCACGGCATCCTCCGCAGCAGGCATCACAGCCTCCTGCACAGCGTCGTGTACGGCATCTTCGATGAGCGTCGTGATCTCGTCACGGATCTCGTCGAAGAGAACATCGCTGTCGACAGACAGCTCCAGATTCTCGATGGTGATTTGCATTGTGTACCTCCCAGGTACGTTGATGTGTGTGAAGCCGAATGGCTTCGCCCAACACACACACCGCATGGCGTGTGTGCTGGACGCTGTCATCGGGCAGTGCAGCGCTTCAGCATGAAGCGGATCTGGCCAGCAAGAGAACGCTCAGCGTCCTCCGCAGCCTGCAGGATTTCCTCGTACAGCTCCTGTGGCAACGTGACCCCCACGAAGTGGGTTTCATCTGCCATCGGTCGGCGGCCTCGTGCCCCCATCAGGACTCCTCTCCGTACCCGTTCATCGGGATCTCGATGGCTTTGCCACCGTTCATGTCGGTCCACTGCCATTCCAGGCCGAACATCGACGCTCTCACATGCTGCACAGGGACGCTGAAAGCGACCAGCAGGTGCGGCTTGCGGCGACCGCCTAGCCCGAACTTCATGGCGTTATCGAGGGCTTCAGCGTAGCTGTTGCCCACAGACCAGCCGCCCCAGAACAGGATGGCGAAGTCGAACGTCGGGATCTCCGTGTCCGTCTCGGTCGTGATGGATGTGTCTGTGTCGCTCATAACGACTCCTATCTGCTCGGCGTCGGGCCGAACTTCGATGCCAAACAAGCTACCACAGCTCGTCAGCACTCGTCAAATCAATGCTCTTGCCGTAGGCATTTGGCTTCTACAGCTAGAGGCATTCGGCATTCAATGAGCCGCCCCATCACGGGGGCGGCGAATGACAGGCATTCGATTGTACACACGGCACTCTCGCGCTCGTCAAACTCCCCTGTGATTACTCCTCCTCGCCCATTTCGGCCCAGCAGTCTTCACACATGTAGGCGCCCCGTACACGCTGTTCAATCACGATCTCGCGCTGGTTGGGTGTGAGATCGGGGAAAGCGGTCTGGACGAGGATGACGGGATCTCCGTTCAGGTAGTCCCGAAGGGACGTGGCCGACACTTCGACGGTCGCCCTACGGGGTTCGTCGTGCCAGCGGCAGGTTGCAGCGATGGTGACGGTGTCGTGATGGTATTTCATGTCTGTGATTCCTTGTGAAAGGGCGGGGGGCCGAAGCCCCCCGCTGTGTGTGTTGCTACTTGTGGTTGACCCAGTCGTTGACGTTCAAGTCAGCGATCCACCACGAAGTGGTGAGGACGGATCGTTCGGCCCAGTCGATGGCGTCTTCGACGTTCCTGAATGGACCCCAGAAGGTGAAACCGTCGACGGGATCTCCGAGGACTACGATGTACATGTCTGTGATTCCTTATGTGGGGCGGGGGCCGAAGCCCCCGCCGTGTGGTGCAGCCTGATGCCTCCTGGCCGCATTGGAGGGAGCAGTTTCAGCCTTGCTCGGGGCGGGATCAGTTGTGCATGTGATCCTCCTGTGATGGTCAGCGAATGCTGACGGGGACGGGGCGGATGAAGCCGTGGTGGTTCGGTGAGCCAGGGACTGGCTTGTAGCGCAGACCCACGATGACTCCGTCATCGTCGAGGAACCGAAGGTCGTGCTTGTCGCCGTCGATCACACGGTGACCGAGGTACTCGGTCGGCAGGTCGTCGCCACGCTTCACGTCGAAGGGGACGACGACGTTGACATCCTCGGAGAGGATCTCGTGGATCAGTTCGTCCGACGTATTCTCCGAAGCGGAGAAGACGTTGTAGACGTTGGGCTGTGACATCATCCATCCCAACGGGATGTCGGACCGCTTCGTGTAGGTGAAGAAGATGACATCGTCATGCTTCTCGATGAGCCACGACGGAACGTCGATGTCGCTGGTGCCGTTCAACCGAACGACAAGTTCCTTGCCGTTACGGGCCACACGGGCCTTGTGGCGTGTGATCTCGGCGTCCATGACGGTCCAGAATGGACCGCTCTCGTGGCTGCTTGCAGCCAGCAAAGCTGTACGAGCCAGCTTGGCGATGCCAGCCATGCCGAGTCGACCTGCCATGTGAAGGCAAGCCGCACGGCAGCCCCGTGTAGACGCCACACACAGGTTCTTCCAGACCAGCCAGTCAAACGCTTTGCGTTGTTCGGCGGTGGTGTTGGCTTCCCAAGCGGCTTTGCCGCTGCGGTGTGGCAGCAAGTAGCAGACAATCTGCTCGTACTTGTCTGTGACATCGAAGTTGTGAGACAACTTGACGCTGGCTTTCTGCGGGGTGAACAAGTACGGAGCCTTGCCGCCACCCAGCATGGTGGAGATGGCAATGAACAGGTTCATTGCGTCGGATGTGGTCATGTGTGATTCCCTTCGTGGGGGTATGTGATTACTTGCGGCGCTTGTCCTTGGAGGGACGGAACGTCCCGCCGTCAAGGTACTTGCCGTCTCGCTTGCCGTGGTTCTCACCACGGTGCGGCTTGCAGTAGAGGCACTGGCCGTCTTTCAGACGGGCCTTGCTTCGGAGTCGCTTTGTCTCGACGGAGTCGATTCCCGACCATGTCATGTGTGTGATTCCCTTCACTCGTTGATCGTGGCAACGATCGAAACTTCGACAACGACGCCTTGGCACTTGTCAAGTTCGCAGAACTTGGCCATGGTCCCTTCGATCCAACGGATCATCTCGTCCTGTCGTGAAACGACATTCGTGAACCCTTCACGGGCGGCCACGTCACGGTCTTTCCGCAAAGCGGCGATGAGATCCATCGAACCGATGTGCTTGTTCATGGCGAGTGTTTTCATGTGTGTGATTCCCTTCGTGGGACGTGGTGTTTCGGTGGTCGCCGTTCGACGACGGCAACAACTGTACTACGGATCGGCAATCGCTGTCAAATCAGCAGGATCACCGTAGGTGGTCAGAGCTTCCCCTCATAGGCGAGCAGGGCCAGCCAAGCGCCAGCGAGCAGAAGCAGGATGAGAACGGTGAAACCGTTGAAAGTTTCGAAGATGTGCATGTGAATCCCCTGTGTGGGGCGGGGGCCTTCGGCCCCCGCCGACGGGTAACTGTCAGACTGCCCTTCGGGCAATCTCACTGGCGGCGTACCAAGCCTCGTCACTCTCAAAGAGAGTGCCGCAGCCATGGCACTTCAAGTGGCCCTTCGGGATGTCCCTCTGGGACTCTCGGTACAAGCCCCCTGGAAGGGGGCCTTTGCCGTCACCACGGCCCTGCACACCCTGGTGTGTGCAGATCCCCTGTGATTCCAGTCGACGAAGTCGACGGGCCTCGGCTTCCAACTGGGCCATTTCGATGTCGGCATCTTGGATGACGGCTTCGGGGTCATATCCGAACGACATAGTCGTTCCTCCTTGTGTGTTGGGCGGGGGCCTTCGGCCCCCGCCATATGTGTGATGTGATGCCTGTCGAGCATCCCGCATGGCCCCCCCGAAGGGGGGCCATGGAGGTCGTCTACAGACCACGAAAGCTTTCAGCTTTCGTAACGGATGCAATCCGCTGCATCGAAGAGCTTCTCTTCGATCGTGTCGACGATGTCGACGAAGCAGTCTTCGGGGTTCTCGTCGGGCCACTCCTCAAGAGGAGTGTCGGCAGCTTCTTTCAGAAGCTCAAGATCCCACTTGTCGACGATGACGTAGTCATCGGAGACATCCTGCAGCCGTCGAGCCAAAGGCTCGACACGCCAGGACTGGCCTCGCTTCACTGCTTTCAGCAGATCACGAATGACAGCTTCGCTGTCTTCGGACATGGCCTGAAAGGCCAGGAACATGTCGCCACTACCACAACCTTTGTGGTAGCAGGTCACGACCCCTTCGGGGTCGTCGCTGACCCAACGCCGACCGAAGGTCGGGTTGTTCTCGAAATGGTGGATTTCCCACCATTCGTTGCCGCCACGACCTGCCAAAGGCAGGTCGCAGTAGGGGCAGAGGATCGGTCCGACGAAGTCGGAGACGGATGGGACAGAGGGGAAGCGATTCATCGCTAACCTTTCTGCAGCTTTCAGCTGCTGTATGTGTGAACCCCTAGAAGGGGTTTTCGCAGACGACCTCGGCTTCGAAGAAGCCGTTGTCACGGCCCTCTCGGAGAGAGGGAGCGAACTCAACGTCGTCGTTAGACGACCAGTGCCAAGCCGTCCTTACAGGACGGTTTCGGGGGTTGTAAGCCTTCGGCTTACACATGGCCACAGCCTTCGGCTGGGGCTTGGTCTTCGCTTTCTGGGTCACTTCGTGACCTCCTTATGTGTGAAGCTCCGCTGTAGGAGCCGATGAATTGCTGCGGTCTGGGCCGCTGTTGCCACTCCACTATAGCACACCGTCGACAGCCCCTAGGGGCTGGGATGGCGACTCTCGACCTACATGCGGGGCGCCGTAGGGTTGCTACAGCAACCCCGCATGTGATCGGTCTGTTTCACAGACCGCGCTTGCCGTTGGCTTCCAGCCAAATGTGCTTGGCGGTGACGTAGTCACCGAAGGAGTCGGCCCAATCCGACCATTCATGGTCGGCGGTAGTGGAGTCGAAGACTCCATTCTGGAGCCAACGGCTCCAGAACACATCCCGAAGGATGTGATCTTCTGGCGAAGCCAGGACTTCGCAAACAAGCTCGGAGAGCTTGACATCGCCAGTCCGATCAGCAAGCTGATCGACGGCATCTTCGGCCTCTTCGTCGAGCCGAAGAGAATCTTCGGGGTGCTTGAAGCCATAAAGTTCGTCGAACTTTCTGGCGAACTTGACCTGAAGGTCAACACGGTCAGCAAAGCTGACCAGCTGGTCAATAAACATTGTTTCTGGCATCACTTCGTGATCCTTTGGTTTGGCTCCTACGGAGCTATGTGTATGTGAGGGAGGCTTCGCCTCCCCAAGCCATCCAAGCAGAGCTTGGATGGCCAGGGGAAGCGGCCCCCCGAAGGGGGCCGCCAGGGGCCGATCAGGCCAGGCCAGCCTTGCTGGCCAGAGCTTCAACGTAGTTGACTGCGTTGCCGACCATTCGGACGACTTCGTCGTCCGCTTGACCGAGGATCTTCGATCCATCCAGCTCGGAGAGCTGGATCCAGGTGTCGAGAAGCATGTCGCTGTCTTCGACAGCGACGTGCTTCCGATGGGGCTTGACAATGAAATCCGTAAGGATTTCATCGATCTCGCCACCGAAGGTGGCGATCGTATCTCCGAGTTTCACTCGGAGATCCGAGTCCCGCTGAGCAGAAGCTGAAAGCTTCTTGGCCTTGGCAGGAGCCTTCGGCTCCTGATCGACGGGCCGATCGGCCTTGGCCGAAGCCTTCGGCTTCGGGGCACTCGGCTTCTTCGAAGCCGACTTCTTGGTCGACTTCGTCGACTTGCTGGCCGACTTCGTCGGCTTGTCGGCCTTCGGCCGAAGTCGGCCATCCGTCTTCGACGGATCCCAGCCCCGATCTCGGCAAGCCGAGATCGCCTGGTAGAACTTGCCCTCATCGACCATCCTCTGGATGGTCGAGCGGAACTCAGCTCCGCTGAGTTCGGAGAACTCGTTCTTCGACGACTTCGTCGTCTTCTTCGTCGACTTCGTCGACGACTTGCGGGTCGACTTCGTCGACCGACGCTTCTTCGAAGCCGAAGGCTTCGTGCTCGTCGACTTCGTCGACGGAGCGGCCGTAGTAGCCGCAGCTTCAGCCTTCGGCTGAGCGACAGCTACGCTGTCTGACGTGGTTTCGATGACCAAATCACCGAAGGTGATTTTGAGAGTTTGCATCTTCGATGCACCTTTCGCTTCGCCAGCTTCGCTGGCTTTGTTGTTTCGGAGCTTCGCTCCGCCGAGCCGCCGATGGCTCGGTCCAATCAGCATACTACGGATCGGATCGAGCCGTCAAGCCCAAACAACGCACGGTTCAACGGCGCGTTGTTCCACGCAGCGCGCCAGGCCGCCTCACGACGTCACGACGCAGCGCATCACGACGGGACGAAGTCCCGTTCCTACGCGCGTTGGGCTGTCCGCTGCAAGGCCATTCGGGGTCCAACGCGCACGGCAGCAGAGCTGCCAGGCGGGGGGTAGTGGGGGGGTGGGGCGGCGTTTGTACTAGTAATATTCCTTGGATCTGCAGATTGTGTCAGTTTTTTCGGCTTGCTGTCCGTTTTGTTGTCCGCTTGTTTAGTTCAACGTTGAAATTCGTGGACGCCGTCCGTGTGATAAGTAGCTTATCGCTTACGCTTGGCGGGACGCCCCCCAGGCGGCCCGCTGGTTGCGACGCTTCACTAGCATTCGGGTGTTGGACGACCGTGTAATGTCGTGTGCTAGACTCTTCAATGCTGAACGTGCTGTAGTAGCCCAAGCATTCGCCGCCCCCTGGAGGGGCGGCTCATTGAATGTCATTGTTGCAGGCTTTCTAGATGCCCGTCAGGGCGTCTACAACGGCCCCCCGTTGGACGATGTCCACGGGGTGGACATGGAAGCTGATGAGAATCCGAATGACTTTAGGTGGACTTACAACTCGTCTACGGGCGAGGAAGATCCTCACCCGTTGGTTCACCAGTATTTGGAGAACCTGACCTCTGTGGGGCACGACAGGTTGTCTGACAAGGAGTGGGCTGCTCGACATGGTCTTGCGGATCGCACGTTGCGTCGCTGGAAGAAGGACGAGCGGTTCCGTAAGTTGTGGGCAAAGATGGCTGACGAGTCGGTGTTGGGGCCTGATGCGTTGTCTCCGATTTACCAGGCTGCGTTGAAGATCGCTGCGGATCCTGACCATCCGAAGTGGGATGCTGCGTCGAAGATGATTCTGTCGTTGGCTGACAAGGTGCGGCCTCCGCAGATTCAGGTGACGGTGTCGGCTGAGGACAGGTTCCAGTCGATGTCTGATGAGCAACTTCAGGCGTACCTGGCTCAGGGCAAGGACGTGTTGGAGATCGGGCCTGCTTAATGTCGGACCAGTTGGAGCTAGCTCGTAGGGAGGCTGCGTGGCGCCGTGGCGCTACGGACCCTCATTGGGTGGCTGAGAACTGCTGGATGATCCAGCACCCTCAGGGGGAGCGCCTGTTTAATCTCAGGCCGTCTCAGGCTGCCGCCTTGACCCGTTGGGTCGACGGCGAAAACAGCATCACTCTCAAGGCCCGTCAGATTGGCTGGTCAACGCTGGTGTCGTTCTATGTGTTCTGGTTGGCGTATTGGCATCCAAACACTCGGGTCATGCTGCTTTCTAAGGGCGAGCGTGAAGCACAGGAGCTGTTGGGCAAGGTCAAGTTTGGTTTGGAACGTCTGCCTGGCTGGGTGCTTGCTAGGGGCGCTCGGGTGACTACGTCGAACCTAACGAAGGTTGAGTTGTCGAACGGGTCAGAGATCTTGTCGCTGCCGTCAGGCAACAATCCTGCCCGTGGTTTCACGGGCCGCTTGATCGTGGTGGACGAGTTTGCGTTCCTAGAAAACGCTGGCGAGGCGTGGGCTTCGATTGAGCCGACCGCCGATATTGGCGGTCAGCTCATTCTGCTGAGCACTGCGAACGGGTCTGGCAACAAGTTCGAAGATCTGTGGGTGCGTGCTCAGTCAGGCAAGTCGGTGTTTAAGCCAATGTTCTACGGCTGGGACTCTGTGACTGAGCGTGACGACGCTTGGTATGAACAGAAGCAGTTTGATTTGCCTGAGTGGCAGCTGCATCAGGAGTACCCGTCGAACCCGACTGAGGCGTTTATTCGTTCGGGCATGATGGTGTTCAACGCTGAGTTGTTGGAGGAGTTGAACAACGATGCGGTTGAGCCTGAGTGGACGTTGAACTTAGAAGGGCCTGGGCCTGAGTTTCCTCGGACGTTTGAACCTGTTGAGAATTTGGCTTCGTCGTCGTTTGTGCATGTGTGGGAGTTGCCCGAGGAAGACACGTCGTATGTGATTGGCGCTGACGTTGCTGAGGGTTTGAAACATGGCGACTACAGCAGCGCGCATGTGTTAGCGGTAGGTGACGAAACTCGGGTCGTTGCGGAGTGGCATGGCCACATCGAACCTGACTTGTTTGCCTACGAGTTGTTTAAGTTGGGGACGTGGTATAACACGGCGCTGGTTTTGCCTGAGGTCAACAACCATGGCCTGACGACTGTGACTGAGTTGCGCAAGTTGGGGTACAGACGCATTTGGCGTCGTATGGCGTTGAACTCGACAAGCAAGAAACGGCAGATGGAGTGGGGTTGGAAGACGACTCGTGTCACGAAGCCGTTGATGATTGACAAGTTGCACAAGTGGTTGCGTGAACGTCGCTCGGACGGGGTGCCGTCTGTGGCGACGTGTGCAGAGCTGTCACGGTTTACTCGTAACAGTCGTGGCGGCATGTCTGGTTCGCCGCACGATGACCGTGTGATTTCGTTGGCGTTGGCTGTACACGCTTTAGAGTTTGCCTACGCTCCTGAGTATCAGGAAGAGGTGGAGTACCCGTACATGTCGTTGGCGTGGTACGAGCAGGAGTTGCAGAAGTGGGAGAACAGCTTTGATGTTGAAGAGGATTGGGTGATCTCCTAGACACCGTCCAGGGTGCTTTGAACATGTTCTGTCCCTAGATTCGGGAGTTGTAATGGGTCCAGACAAACTGCAGTATGACAGCACTGGTGCTGGTGAAATGGTGAAGTCGCATGACGGCCAAATCATGGGTGGCTTTGCGGCGCCTGGCGGCGGCTCGGAACTGCCTAGCAACGCTCAGGGCGGCATTGTCCCTGTTGGTGGCCAGCATGATGGGTCTGACGTTCGCACGATTGAAGGCGCAATGGGTGGCCCGATTGGTGGGTTCGCCAAGCCTGGCGGCGCGCAGGACATTTGATACGTTTGCCTGATGGGCATTCGTGACGCTGCACCTGAAGAACCACTCCCAACTGAGTGGGATCTGACGTATGAGCCGTGCCCCTGTGGGGGCACGGCCCAACGCTTTCATCACGAGTCACGCACTTTCTATCAGGTGCCGTGTACTGGTGAAGGCCAGCTTGTGTCTTGGTCTTGCAAGATGAAGCATTGGCATGGCGAGTTCGCTCAGGGACGAGATCCTGTGGGCAAAGGAGGGCGCCCGTTTCGCCTGTCGACAGCTGAAGGCTGGACGCAAATGGGCGCTCTCAAAGAATCAGTAGATCATGCGCGTGCAAATGGAACTGAGTTGCAGCGCACATCTCGTTCGTAGGAGACAACATGCCTGTTTTCGGGCGCAAACCGAAGCAGAAGCCACAGGCAGAACTTCTGTCGTACTACGGGCAGGAACTGGAACGGTCCAAAGAGTGGCGGGAAACCGAAGGTTACGATGACTGTTGGACCGATATGGTCGACCTTTACCGTGGTGAATCCATTTTTCCTGCCTCGGGACGAGCATCTGAAGACCGAATTGCAATCAACCAGGCGTTCTCGACGATCAACGTCATCTACCCTGCTGTTTCGGTTTCTCGACCACAGATCACTGTAGTCGCCAACCAACCTGAACTAGAAACACGCGCCGTGTTCGTTCAGGCAATGGTGAACCACCAGTGGGAACGTTACCGCATGCAGGAACCGTTCCGCCGTGCAGTTAAAGACGCTCTGATCGTCGGCCACGGCTGGTGCAAAATGCTGTGGTCCTACGAAGAAGCAGAAAAAGACCTGACGGAAGAAGAGTTTGCTCTCAGGTTCCAAACCGCTTTGATTGACGAGCAGGCTCTTGCCGAAGAAGAAGACAGAGAGCCAGCTTCTGATGAAGATCTGGCTAGGCAAATTATTGCTTCTTCCAAACAAACGATTGTTGACCGACCCGTTTTGGAGCGCATCTCGCCCCACGACATGTTCGTCAACCCTGAAGCTACGTCGCTAGAAGACGCCCGTTGGGTAGCGCAGCGCATCGTGCGCCACATTGACGACGTAAAGACTGACCCTGCTTACAGTCGCAAGGCGCGTGATAACGCTATGCCTGGGCTGACGTTGGCAGACCCTCACTACGCTCGCCATAAGGAAAACTACGAGTCCAACGAACTCGTTGAGGTGTTTGAGTTTTACGATTTGGCCCGTCAAACAATGTGTACGTTTACGGCTGGCGCTACCGAGTACCTAATTCGGCCTCGTGAAATGCCGTATGCGTTTGGTCATCCGTTTGAGATGGTCCGCAACTACGAAGTGCCTGACCACTTTTACCCGATGGGCGATCTTGAAATGATCGCTCCGCTGGTCAAGGAGCTGTCAAAGACTCGTTCTGAAATGATGAACCACCGTGCTCGTTACGCACGGAAGTACCTGGCCCGCAAGGCTGCTATTTCGCAGTCTGACCTGACCAAAATCGCTTCGAAGCGTGACGGCGAAGTGATCTTTGTTGAAGACGACAGCGTGCCGCTTGCTGACGTAATCCAGCCTGTCAACCAGATCGGCATGGACCCTGGCCTGTACAACTGGTCACAGGCAATCGAAAACGACATCCAAGACATCTCGGGCATTACCGAGTTCATGCGTGGCGGCGGCGGCCAGATCCGCCGTACCGCCACCGAAGCTAGCCTGTTGCAAGACGCAGCAAACGTGCGTACTGCCGAGAAGCTGGACCGTGTCGAAACGTTTATTGCCAACCTGGCTACGAAGCTGCTACAGATTAACCAGCAGTACGTTACGGGTCAGCAGGCAGCAAAGGTAGTTGGCCGAGACGGCGGTTCGGTTTTTGTGCCTTACACCCGTGAAGACATCAAGGGTCAGTACGAGTTCCGTGTTGAAGCAGGATCTACTGTCCCGAAGAACGAGACGTTCCGTCGCCAGTCGGCTTTGGGCATGCTGCAAGCAATGGGTCCGTTTATTCAAACTGGCCAAGTCAATGTTCAAGAGCTGTTGCGTGTTGTGCTCCGTGATGGCTTTGCTATCAAGAATCCTGAGAAGTTCTTGCAAGAGCCTCCGCAGCAACAGCAGCCCCAAATGGGAATGCCTGGTGGCGTAAACGGTCAAGCTATGCAAGCATTAGGCATGGGCGGCGGCGTTGGCGCCGACGCTCCGCAGCTAGAACCACAAGCACAGGCTGACGCTGACGCTGCTGCCCAGCTGGGCCTGTAGGAGCACAATGCGACCGATTATTACACGTTCAGGGTGGGGCGCCCGCATGCCCCGAAAGCCGTTCACCCGTTTGAAGCCGTCCAGGGTTGTAGGCATTGTTCTGCATCACAGCGGCGTGCAGAACGGTCCTAGCGGCCCCAAGGCACTCAAGGCGTTCGAACGGACCCACATGGATACCCGTGGCTGGAACGCTATTGCGTACAACTGGCTTGTCGACGAAGAAGGTGTCGTCTACGAAGGGCGGGGCGGCGGCATTGTTGGTGGCGCTACCCGAGGCTGGAACAGCCGTACCGAGTCTATTTGCTACACGGGCTGGGGATCTGGCCCTGTCCCCGACAAGGCGCTGGAATCGATTCGTTGGACTATGGATCAGATCCAGAATCGGTACGACAACAAACTTTGGATTAAGGGCCATCGAGACAAGGCGTCTACGAGCTGCCCTGGCAGCGAGTTGTATGCTTGGTTGCAGCGTGGCCGCACTATGCCGAAAGATCCAAAGGTTGGGGATTCTGGCGTCGACTGGGCAGCTGTTGCTGCCTACGTCGCTGCGCTAGGAGAACAGGTTGCTGCAAAGCCGTTGAGCCGTCGCCGTCGTTCTCGTGGCAAAGCTGTCGAACTTGTGCAACGCCAACTGCGGGACAAAGGCCATGATCCTGGCGGTGTTGACGGCGTTTATGGCCGCATGACTGCTGCCGCAGTAAAGGGTTTCCAACGCCATCGTGGCCTGAAGGCCGATGGCGTTGTCGGCAGGAACACTTGGAACGCTTTGTTCTCCTGAACATTGTCTAGGTTCCCATAGGAGCAACCCGCCCGTGGACTCCTAAGGAGCAATCCGTGATCCAGACCGAAAGTGGACTCCAAGACGGAGCAACCGCCCAAAGTCAGCAGCAGCCAAACGACGGAATCACTCTTCCAGACGGAACAGTGATCACCCTGGAAGAGGCGGCACAGGGGTACATGCGTAACAGGGATTACACCCAGAAGACGCAAGACCTCGCAAACCAGCGTCGAATCGCCCAAAGAGGACTTGATCTTCTTCAGGCGCTTGACCAAGACCCCAAAGCAACCGTTGAGTTGATTGCCAATACCTACAAGATCCCGCAGCCTGTAGCAGCCACGGCTCCTGCAGCTACGAACGAGTGGGGGGAGCCAATCGAGGCTCCCGCAGACACCCCCGAGGTGGCTGCGCTAAAGGCAGAGATTCAGCAACTTCGGGGAACGGTCGGGACCGTCGCACAGCAGCAGCAGCGTTCAGCTTTGATGAACGAACTTGCTGATGTTCAAAGTCGCTACGGCGACTTCGACCATGAAGTTGTTCTTCGGCACATGCAGGCGAACGACATCCCAACGGTTGAGATGGCGTATCGCGATCTGAACTGGGTCGAACTTCAAGAGTCGGCTGCTACGCAGCGGGCAATTGAGGCAGAGCAGCAGCAGGTTCTGGAAGAAAAGCGGATGATGCAGGGTGTTGTGGCGGCAGGGGCTGGTATTCCTGGCGGCAACGTGGATTCTGGTCCGAAGGACTATTCGCCTGCCACCCAGGGTTCTTGGCGAAACACTCTCGCTGAGGCTCTCCGAGATTCGATGAGCGAAAACGGCTTTTCGGATATTGGAGATCCGCTGCTGAACGGCTGACGTTCGGCTGATCCCGTCCCTACTCTCCTTAGGAGTACATCATGGCTTTCGGTTACAAGGACACCGATGCTAACTGGTCAGACATCCTGACCACGACCTTTGCCAAGGTCACCCCTCAGTTCATTGATCAGGTCTTCCAGGCCCGACCGCTGGCTTACTTCCTCGCTCGTGCGGGGCAGGTCATCCAGATCGACGGCGGTGCTCGCATTCAGGAAGCGCTGATTGGTGCTGACAACTCGACCAACACGGCTACTTACTCGGGCGTTGAGGCAATCAACAACACCCCGCAGGAAGAAGTCACTTCGGCCGTGTACGAGTGGAAGCAGCTTGCTTCGACCGTGTCGATCTCGGGTATTGAAGAGGCTCAGAACAGCGGCGAGGCTGCGTTCCTTGACCTTCTCAACACCAAGATCGAGGTCGCTCGTGAATCTGTCGTTCAGAAGATGAACGACATGTTCTACAAGGATGCTGAGGGCAACAGCGGCAAGGACTTCAACGGTCTTTGGAACCTCGTCGGCGGCTACAACGCTCTCGACGTTGGTGACGAGGCCCGTGGTTACGACACCGTTGGCGGCATTGACCCCGCAAACAACGAATGGTGGCGTTCCCAGATCCACGACGCTGGCCAGGCTTCGGCGACGATCACGAACGGTGTTGCGGGCTTCGCTCACAACAACGACACCACGCTTGACCGTCAGAAGATGACCAACGTGTTCAACGACTGCTCCGTGGGTGGCGACACCCCGCAGTTCATCCTGACCACGCAGGAACTCCACGAGGACTACGAGTCGCTGCTTCAGTCGAACGTCCGCCACATGGACGCTTCGCTTGCTGACGCTGGCTTCCAGGCTCTGGAGTTCAAGGGCCGTCCCGTCCTCTTCGACGAGGATTGCCCCGATGGCCACATGTACTTCCTTAACCCGAAGTACCTGCGTCTCAAGGTTCACCGTGACCGCTTCTTCAAGGCTGGCCCGTTCATCCAGCCTGTCGACAAGGACACTCGGACCATGAAGATGCTGACCTACGGCAACCTGACGATCAACAGCCGTCGTCACCAGGGCGTTATCTACGGCCTGACCTGACCCTTAGGTCAGAGTTGATGGGGGCAGGTCAGCTTGAGCTGGCCTGCCCCTGATCCGATTGTTTGGAGAGGGCCGTGGCGTACAACCTGGCAAAGTTTCGTGAACTGATTCGACTGACGCTGGACTTGGACGCCACGGACCTCCCGAACACGCTTGTGGACGAGTGGGTTCGTGATGGAGCTACTCGGGCACAAACTCGCCGCCAGGAATGGCCGTTCTTTCAGTACGACTGGACGTTTAC